TCTGACTCATACTCGTTTCAATTTGAAACAAGTAGAGGGTGTCTTGAGAATCTATCAAGTTATTACGCTTGAGCAGACATCAAGAAAACAATTATCTAAGATGGAGAAAGCTATCGAAGCTCCTTCAACTTGTGATAATGCAGCCGTTCAGTTGTTAAGTTCATACTTACAACCAAGAGGCTCTAACACATTGGGTCGTTATACCAATGTGGTGGGTTCAAAATCGAAAACGTTACCAGAATTACTTGGTACGCCTGAGAGAAGATCCCCTACTTTCGACATCTCTTACAAAGGCAAAATAACCTATGCAAGATCATGCAAACGTAGTAAAGCCGAATCCGCAGACTGGTTAGAATATTTCCAGACTGATGAAACATGGAACAAGTTTTGGATGAAATATCCTGATTTTGTTGCCAAGCGATTCGGAACAAGTGCTCTAAATGTATCTACTGCAGCATACACAACAGATGGAAATCTGATTGGTAGTGTAGTGATATTGCAGAGTCCTGGAGCAAAGGCAAGGTGGATCGCTAATCCAGCATTACCTATCCAAGCTCTCGGGGAACCTTTGAAAGACAAATTACTGTTCTATTCAAAACTCTATCCGGAAATCAAGACACAAGATCAAGATGCAGGGCACTTGATTGTTGTGGATTGGTTGAAACAAGGACGTAATGTCTATAGCTTTGATGCTACTGCATTTACGGACAGGTTTCCTGTAGCACTCCAATTATCAATGGCGCGAAAGCTCATGGATAAAGGGGTCATATCGCCAGAAGATCTAGAGGCACTAGAAATAGTAACCAAAAGTCCATGGTGGAGTGTTGATCTCAAAAGGAGTATTAAATGGGAAGTCGGCCAGCCGTTAGGTTATGGACCTTCTTTTCATTTAGCTACTTTAGCGCACGCAATGATTATTGATCATCTCGATCAAAAAGTCAATGGTGGACCAACTCAATGCTGGCAAGTGGTAGGAGATGACGTAGTCATCGCTGACGACACTGTAGCAAAGTTGTATAAAGAGAGTATGACGCAATTAGGTGTAGAAATCAATCTTTCAAAAAGTTTGATCTCATCTAAATATGCGGAATTTCTCGGAAAATTGATGACGAAGGAAGGAGTAAATCCTTCAATCAAAGTCAAAATTCTTAGCGGCCATTCTCAAATCATAGATGCTTTAGCATTTTATGGATGGAATGGATGGAAGCACCTCTCTGCAAAAGAGAAGCTTCTAGCTATGGACGCATTCTTACCAGAACACCTAGGTGGACTGGGGTGGAGGTTGCCTGGCCAAAGCTATGCTCGTTACTTATCATTGATTAACAAAGATAAGGTTCGAGATCGGACTGTCAGAAAGGAATTACGCGAATTCTTCGGGAACCCTGAAGAACCTCATTCCTTGTCGTACAT